TGTATTAATATTTTGAACATTTGTGTGAGTACTTCGATCTCTCAATTGAGCATCTGTACTATTAGCTGTTGCCCCAGTAGCTATTCCAGCTAATCTTGTAACTTCTGTATTAAGAATTAATGAACTTCCTGCTACTTTATCAACTTTTAAATCTAAATCATTTGTTCTAGCAATTTGATAACCAAGTCCTGCATTTTCAGCAACACCATATCTAACAAATAATTTATTAATGCCTCCTGCAAAATTAGAAGTTGGACTATGATATAATCTCCATAACTCAACTCTTTGACCGTTAATAATTTGACTACCTACTAAATCACCTGTATCATAACTACCAATAGCAGCATCAAATTTAATATCATTACCATCTTTAACATTAACGTTTCCATTAATATTACCACCGGTAGTTTTATAATATTCTGATTCAGAACTATTAATAACTAAATTAGTTCCATTTATATAACGATATATAGAACCTAAAAGAACAGTATTAGCCGGTATTTCTGGAACAGTAGGAGACATAATAGGGGTACCTGTTACAAAACCATAACTACCATTAAGATTTCCATAAATAGCATCAATCCTAGTATGAACAAGATCAGGAGCTAATAATTGAATAGTATTATTTGGCGAACCGTTTGTAACAATAACAGTATTATTTAAACGAATCCTAAAAGGAACAATAGTAACTAAATAAGAAGCATTCATAGATAAACTGCCAGATATAACTACCCCATTAGGTAATTCAGGAGCAACACCTCCTATATCTGATAAGTTAGCTTTATTACTTAAACTATCTTGTAAACCTATAACTGTAAAAATAGATTGAACACCTGTATGAGTTGTTCGATCTCTTAATTGAACATCAGTGCTATTAGCAGTAGCACCTGTCTGCATGGTAAGTAACCTTACAATTTCAGTATTAGATAAAAGACTTTTACCAGTAACTTTATCAACTTTAGTAGCAATATCTTTATATCTACCAAGTTTAGTCCAACTATTATTATCTTTTAACACCCAAACATTACTATCAGGTAAAGATAGAAAAGGTTTAAAAGTGTTTAAAGCTTTAAAATTAACTCCTGCAGGAGGAGGTGTATCTTGAGCATAAGTATTATAACTTATTATCAAGAGCATAAACATTATTAGTTTTTTCATATTTATTATTATTTACTAATTAATATATAACCTTTACCAAATAGACCATCAACAGTTATTTGAGTAAGTCTAGTATCTACTTTAGTTTTAGTTATACCTACACCTAAAGATATTTTTTCAGTATCAGGAGCACCAAATTGTCCAAGTTCAACAGTCCAAACTTCTATACGAGGATTATTTTCTAGTATAGTATAGTTTGACATATTTATAGTAGCAACGCCAGAATCATTAGTTAAGTTTTCAAAAGGAACTATTAGTTGAGGTATTACAGCAGAATTATTAATAATTATATCTTGTTTAACTATTACCTTAGTAGTAGCTTTATTACAATTACATTTATAAGTAACATTACAATTAGTCTTACAACTACATCTACGACATTTATTACATCTATTACACATATTAATATTAAATTATACAGGACAACTTAAAGTATAATTCCAAGCAGTATTAACTAAAGGGGCGTATACTTTAACAATAGCCGTGGTATGATTTGTTGATTTAGTAAAAGTAGCTGTCCCAGTAGTAGGACCTGTTATAGTTTCACTAGGTAAACCTTTAGAAGCTAAACTAGTATCAAGTTCTGATTGATAAGGAGTAGCTCCTTTATATCCAGTATCTATTACTTTAACTCCATTAAAAAATACTTGAAATTTATCAGGAAGATCAAAAGCCTCATAAGATAATGTAACAACCCCTAAACCTGAACCTAAATTAATAGTCTGTTCAGTAGGAAAAGATTGGCCTCCAGTAAAAGATTGAGCAGTACCACAAGGTATAAATACTATGCAATCTACAGTAACCCAAACTCCATTATATAAGATCTTATCTCCATTTTTAATAGCGTTGCTCCAAGTACCTCCAGATTGCCTAAGTTTACAAGAACATATATTAACCCATGTTCCATCTGTATATCTAATTTTAACTATACTCATTATATTACAATCCAAAAATCACCAGAATAAACAGTATTACCAATAGAAGGATCAGCAGAACTTTGAAATACTTGACTAGTTCTACCATTAGGTCCAACAGGACCAGTATTACCAATAACTCCGGGAGTGCCGGGAAGACCATTTGTTCCAGGTAACCCTTGTCCACCAACAGCTCCTGTTTGTCCAATGCCACCAGCTATACCTTGCATCCCTGTATTACCAGTTGCTCCAGTATTTCCAACAAGACCATTATCCCCTTTAGCTCCTTTATTCCAAATTATATATTCAGATTCAGTACCAGTAAAAGAACCAATTCTAATAGCAATTGCATAAGTAGATTCTCCGTCTCTACCTATACTATTATTATTACTAGTAATAGATCTAGTTATTTTAACTTCAGATTCGCAACTGCAACCTCCGTCACATGATTTATCACACATTATAATCTATTTAAATAATTAGAAATATCAGTTAAACCTACAACAGTAAAATATTTATATTTAGAATATTTAATATAATCTAAATAACGTATATAAAGATTTAATATTTTAATATTAGTATAGTCAATAGTTCTACCAATATTTCTAAATTTAATTAGATTTTTTAGTTCACTATTGACTACACTTATTAATTTATCATAAACTTTATTAAAATGATCATTATTACTATCAACCATGATTAAAGTGTATTGTGCAAGCTAAAGATTTAGCCATTTTAAAATATTCAAAAGCTTGAAAGGTATCATTAGCTTCAAGACTACGTTGCATACCCCAATAATATAATTGTATTTCAGATAGTAAATTAACAGCTTTACTATTATTACAATTCTTACTTAAATTAGCAATACCATCACTAATAGAATCATTAAGCTCATCAGAAACAATGATATAAATATAAGAACTTAATAAAGGTTTAAAACTAATAAAAGCAGTAACAATGTTTCTATCTAATATAATATTATTATCGATAACATCTTGTATAACATATATCTGACCTTCTGCAAATATATATTTATATTTAGCAAATATAGCAGCTGCATTTACAACATTAGTAACTACGTCAGTACCAATACCAGCATTACAATTATAAGAAGTATTTAATAAAACATTCATAGATAGCTTATAAAGGCTATCTACAAAATTATCTAAATTAAAATTAGTTGCGCTAATAATAACATTTTCTTTATTAATTATTCTAGCAATAGTTGGATTAGTATATTCAGCAATATTAGTAACATCATCGCTTTGTATTTGACGATGTTTAACATTATTTTCTAAATTAACTAATTCAAATATATACTTTTCAAAATTAATTATAGCATTACCATTATTACCTCCATACCCCGTAATATTACTAGGACTATATAGTCCTGTTTCATCTCTTACTATAATTTTTATACTATTAGTAAGCTCTTTATCAATTATTAATTTTTGTTTTAAAGCCATTATTTAGTTATATTATTAGTAATATAAGTAACATAATTTTGAAACTTAAGTGTAAGTTTATTAGAAAAAGAAAGTATCTTATCATCTTTATCTAAAAGATTATTATAGATAATATCAATCATATCTTGCTCTATAGTATCTATCCATTTCTTATCTAAATAATCAGAAACAATAACACCGTTAATTTTATACATTGCTAATGTAGAATATATACTATAAAATTCAGAATTAACTATATTGCTAATATTAGCAAGTATAGTTTCTTTGTTAGTATCTATATGATTATTAATTAAAGTTGAAGATACAAAACTAACAAAGCGCATACCAGTAGAATACATCGAATCTTCAATAGCATTTTTACATTTATCTTTTTCTCTATCAATAATATTTTTTGTTATATCAGTAAGAAATTCACTAATAATATTAATAGATTTTGTAAGTTCACTACTAAGTTTAATTTGTATATCCTCTTTTTTGCTATCAAGAACTTTAGTAATAATCAAATATATAGCAACTACTATAGCAGGAGCTATACCTTGTTTAAGCGCATCATTAAGTAATTCCATATTAGTTTAAACTAAAAAAGAGATTATTAATATTAATAATATTAATATCAACAACCTCTTTATTAATTAGTTATGAATTATGTTATATAGCAGGAGCTACATAAGGAAGTCCAGATAATACTTTAACAACTGCTTCAAAAGTGTTAATGGCAGCAGCTCCAGTAGGAAATGCAACTTGTACAATTTGATTAACTACTTCATCTCTAGTTTTAACATCACGAGGTTCAGCAAATCTTAAAGTAAAAATTGTATAACCAACATCAGCACCAGCAGGTTGTGCTAAAGGATTAGCATCATAATTAGGATAAAGTAAATCTTCATCAGTACTATAAGTATAATTGAATCCTTTATCCGCAGCAGCTTTGTTAGCTAAATCTCTAACATAAGCAGCATCACCATAAGCAGGTATCCCTTTAGTTGTATAAGTTACAGCTAAACCAGATAGTTTTTCTACAGGAATAATAGTATAATCTTGTCCAAAATTAACAGCAGTAAAAGTAATAGTAGCTACAGCAAGAGTAGCTATAATTCCATGAATTGCAGTAGACGCATTAATTTTATCAACAAGTTTTTGAGCAAGTTGAGCAGCAGTAAGACCTCCATCAGTTGGTACATATACATCAGATGTATACTGATTTCTTTCATTAAATTTAATACCTTTTTTAGCTATCATAATACCATAAGTGCCTTTAACAGCAGGTACAGGTATTACAACACTACCAGCAAATTTAGTAGCAGCTTGATAAACACCTTTTGAAAAACTAAAATTATTTTTATGTATTGGTAGAATAACAGGACCTCCAAGAGCAGAAACACGACCTAATACAAGATCACCTTTACCTCTTATTTCTGAACCTGTAGCAGTAGCAGTAGGCACACCAGCAATCTGTGCAAAGAAAGCAATAGCACCTGCAGCAACAGCTTCTACAGTAAGAGCAGCACTATAAGCAGCTACACCTGCTAAAAGAAATTGACGCATATTTTTAAGTTTAATTATTAATTTTAATTACGAGTAACAGGTTTTGTAGTAGAACCAACAGATTTAAAAAACTTATCAACAGCTAATTCTACAATTTCATTATGAATATATATAGGAAGGTTACAGCTAGTAGCACTACTTAAAGTAGAATGCCATTTAACAATAGCAGGAAGTTCTATATAAGAAATCTCCAATTTGTCAGGAGTTTTTGCAGTATTATTTATATATAACTCAATACATTCTTGATCACTACTATTAATATTCATAGTAACAATAGGAGCATCCCAAGATTCACGATTACAATAATCAGCACGTGTATCATCAAGTTTATCAGTTTCAATAAACCTAGTTCCAATTCTTCTTTTAAAATTTAAATATCTAACACCAAAAGAAGTATAAAACATAACCTTTTGAGTAGTTATTATAATAGTATGATAATCAATATTACCAGCTATAATAGGAATAGTTAAAGAACTCCTTTTAGAAAGAGTTCTTATACTATTAACCGGGGATATAGAATTATCTTGAATAGCAACACGATCGTTAAATGAAGTTGTAGAATTACCTATAACTATATTTCTAACCTTTTCGTTAATGGCCTCATTAAGGTAAACATCAATACTTTCAGGAAGAATCCCTCTAATAAGTTGCATACCCATTTGCTGACCAAGAGTACGAAAAGTAGTGTGCATCTCTTGAATATTCATTTATATATTCTTTAATTTATTAAAGTAAGCATTAACACTAGAGGTATTATCAAGTTGTTTAAACCAAGAAACAGCTTCACTCATATTCGCACCTATAAATAAACCTTCAGCAGTACTAATATTTTGATTGAATTCAGAACGTTGAAGTTCACCATGAGCAATCAATAATTCAATAGAACCTATAAGTTTAACATCTCTGTTAGTAAACATCTTATTAAATTTAATAGGATCTTCAGTACTAAATTTATCTAATTTAGTTTCTTTAATCATACTATCTTCAAGAAGACCAGAAACAACAGGGAAATTACTTAGTACAAGATATTGAGTGTAAATTGAATCAAATAATATACCATCAGCTAAAGCAGAAACATAGTTAGTTTTAGCTTTGTTAATTTCAGTACGGAACTTACGAAGTTTATCAGCTTCCTTTTGATCATCTTTAAAGTAAAAACGAATAGAAGAATCACTATTAATAAAAGCAATATCTTTAGCCACATCTCCATAAAGAAGACAATGACGATACATTAAATATTCTTCTATATCAACAGGATAACCAATTTTATGTTTACCACTTTCAAGAACATTAAGACGAGCAATCTTATCTTTAAGAGCTGTTTTAAGTTTACTAAGATCTTGACGATTAACTTTCGAATAATCATTTTCAATCTTTTCTTCTTCAGCTTTAATCTTATAGTAATCAAGTTTCTTATTATAAACAAAAGAAATATCAAAAGACTTTCCAAGTTCGTCAACACCTATACGAATATTGTTTAGGTATTGTTTAATCCTCATAACAAAGTCAACATTACCAGGAGTAAGACCAATAATATTAGGAAAATAGGCTTCGATCTCCTCTTTATTCGAAGATAGAGTACGAGAAGCACTTACTGAACCACCAATATAATCTTTCTTTTTAGGAAGAACTTTATCATTAGCTTTTCTGTACAGCGAAAAGTTCTTAACCAAAGAAATAGTTATACTACGATTATCAGTATATGAAGAATTTAATGTATCATTATCTTCTTCAATCTTATCGTCAGCAATAGTACTAATAGTAGTAGTTATTGCTTCATCCTCTACGGGGGAGGTAACAGCATCTTTCTGTGTATTGATAGCAGTATTAGTTTTATTAAAACCAAATTGAGCACCGCTTACAGAGTTATTATCATCCATAATTTTAATCTCCTTTTAACTATAATTTACAACTTAACAAAAACATTTTATTAGAGTTGTCAACTTGCAACCCTAAAGAGTTCTTAACTTCATATCTACTCATATCAATTTCAGTAGCAATAAAATTACTATCAGAAACACCCCATGAAGCAGGAACATCAGTCATACCTTTAAGAACTTTAGCTTTATACACTTGTCCAGTTTGACGAACCATACGAACATTACGATTACCGCTATAAACTGACATATCAATTGCGACAGCTTGATGAGAAGTAATAGGAAGGCCAGAACGAGGATGAATCATACCATTTTGTTTAGCAGCTTCTGCTTGTGTTCCTTTATCAAAGAATGAAGCGTGCTTAGCAACAACACGGTGACCATCAACAGTTTTATATGCTGCAAAATAAGCACCATATTCAAGACTACTACCAGAACCTTGAATCTCTTTCTCTCCAAGTGGAGTTAAGAAACCATTGTCTTTAGCATCAAGCTTCATAGCTTCACTAAAATCTTCAAGAAAACCTTTACCACCAGTCAATACAATTTCCATTTTACCGGTATCAGTATCGCGATCAATTACATCACCAATAGTTCTCTTAATTTTGTTAAGAGTAAGATATTCTCCGTAAGTATCAAAATTAGATTCACGAGCAATTTCAAGCATACCTGAAGTATGAGGAATAGGTTTACCATTATCTCTGTCTTTAAGAGCAATCTCACCATTCATTTGACGATTATACTCAGCAATCCAAAGACGTTCCTCATTCATTACCCTCATGTTCAAATGGAACTGACGCATCTCCTCGTTAATCCACAACTTTGACTTACCTCCCTCTTTATTTTGGAACTCATATTCAGTAATTACATTGGCAAGATTACCAGCAATTTCTTTAGAGTAACGTTGAAATTCTAATTGAGAAGTCATTTTACCAACTCCCATAGAATTACTACGGTTACCTTTAGAGTATGATTCAGAAACAGTAGGAGCAGACATACTCCAATATTTACCCTTAGTTAAAAATTCAGGATCAACAAAAGCATCTGGATTAGGAGAAGTAAGCTTAAGCAAATAACCATAACCATAAGCACTTTCACCTAAGTCTTTTTGAATACGAACTTGAGTTTTACCATCAGGTGCAACTAGACCATATTGTTCAATAAACCAATGAGTAGAAAAGTGGACTTCCATTTCAACACCACCACGTCCAGGATTAACATTTGCGGTATTAAAATAAGTAACAAAATCAGTAAATTTCATACGACCCATAGTAGCCCAAGTCCATTGAACAGTAGCGATATCTTTAGTACCACTAGAACCTTGACCTTCTGTCATAAAAGATAAAGGAAAACGATCATCATCCATACCATAGTTATAGGTAAGGAAAGCGTTAATCTCAACAGGTTTTTGAAGTTGAAGATAAGCAATACTCTCTTCATTAGAATACCCTCTATCTTCAAATTTACCTGTAGAAAGAACATGCATTTTATACATAATACAATTTTTAATTAAAGTAATTAGTTAGTTAAAACCAAAGTCTGTGTTAACACCTTTGGCAGTTTCTGTATTTGGTTTAGTTACTTTAATAGAATTAGCAGTTCTGTTAGCGGCTTGTAATTTAAGGACTTTAACCTTATCTTTATTTACAGCCATACCTACTAAATTAGAATAATTACCTCCAACAAATTTAAGATAAGCACGCAAAAGCTCATCGTTTCTACGATTAATAGGATCATCTTTAGCAAGATCGCGCTCATAAGCAGATTTATTATCTTTATCTATTTGATATACATAGTTATAAAAGTCATTAGGAGTAGCTGATGATTTCTTTCCATCTTTACTAACAATAATTGTATCTGGTATTTCATAACCAGCAATACTTTTACTTTTTATAACTTCTTGTACACTATTCCAATAAGATTCTAATTTTTCAATACGAACATCTTCAGCTGCTTGAGCTTTAACGGCCATATCTTCTTTAGTTTGTTGATCGCCTTCTTGCATACCAGTAAGTTCTTCTTTAGCAATAGGCAAAAGAGTACCATTTGATTTAAGATAAGCTATGTAATTATCAACATTTCCTTTACGATTTTGTTCAGTCCACGCAGTACGAATAATACTTTCATGTTGTGCTTCATTAGTATCATCAATTGTAATTCCAGAACGATCTTGAACTTCTCCAAAACCTTCTAGCGAATTTCCATTAGCAACATAGTAATTTAAAACATCATTAATAATAGGATACTTTTGATAAAAAGTATTAATAGCTTGTTCGTAATGATCATCACGATTAGCTTCATTAACAGCTTCTATATAAGCTTTAACTCCGGCAGCATTGTTTTCAAATACAATAGGCTTTTCATCTTCTCCAATAATTTCAATACCTAAAGTATTTTGTATAGTAGCAATAGATAGTTCTTTATCGTCCCCATCATTAATAGTATCAAAAGTTGCCATCCAATCTTTAGCGTCTTTTGCTTCTTTAAATATATTATTGTCTTTATCTACAATATTACCTGTAGCATCAACAGTATATTTTTCATCACCAACTTC